CACCTTCGTTTATACTACCACTAGGGAATGTATTAAAAGACATAGTAAATCTATCCTTAATAGTGAGATTAGGATCTGATCCATGCACCAGATAACTAGGAAAAATATATAAACCTCCTGGTATAGGACGTAGATACTGAGTAGAATCTTCTATAGGACCACCGTCAACATGTAGTTGTGCCCACTCTCTTTGTTGTAATGGATCTACAAAATGTGTGGGTGGTCCTTCAGTAAGATAATATATCGCACTCAAGAATGACATAGGATGTCTGTGAGGGGCATGATGATGACCACTATCAGCATCAGATCTATTTGCCCATGACTTATTAACAATTATTCTATCACATGTCCATGAGTTATCAGCATGAAGGGTATCAATACACTCCTGAAACCACTCATGTAAGTCATAGAAGTCTGGATTATGTTGCAATTCATCTGAGGTACCTACACCAAACTCAGCATTATAGTTTCTATACGCTAGTGTCTGCACCTTAGCATAGGTATCCTTAAGTAATTTCTTGGAGGACTTAAACGAGAAGCACCTCACTGGAAACATAGGATTTGTCTGATACTCTTGTCTCATTGTCTTAATACCTCCCAGTCTAAAGGTGTTAAACCTTTACTCCTCCTAGTAGGATAGAGAGATAAACCACTCTTACAATTTCCTACTACCTTCTGGGGGTTATATACATCATTACCATTCTCATCCTTCACCACTTCCATCTTACCAGTCTTTTTATTCAACTTCTTTTTCTTCTGTGCCTTTGGTATCTTCTCACCAGGTTGATAGAAACACTCTTTGTTAGATACAAGAGTAAATGGAGTCTGACGACCCTTTTTCTTCCAAGTATCAGTTGCATCAAACACTAACAGAAGATCAAAAGACTCCATAGTATAATTGTTATTAACAACAGTACCTTTCGCTAGAGAAGTTCTAGTCCTTTCTAACTTAACATGGTTGGTAGCAGTTTTCTTCCCTGTATTATTAAACCTTTTAACTTGTATTTTCAAAAACTTACCAGTCTTAAGGTTCAAAAGAGCATAATCAAATCCTTTATCTAAAGGCACTCTGGATAGTTGTAGATCCTCAGTTTTTACCCACTCATAAAAGCATGCTTCAAAAGCCAGCTCAGCAGCAATACCCCATACTCTAGACAATTGTGTATTCTGAGGAGAGGTTTCAGTTAATTCTCCCTCATAAGGATGGTAATTAGGATTGTCAGATATAACATGCCTAACATCATTCTTAAGAGGGGCTGGCTCTGCCACCTTCATAAACATTACTTCACTTAAGTCTTTCATCTGTATTCACACCTCATCATTAACTCTGTCATAAATGCAACTAGATTAATCTCTTGATCCACTACGAAGGAAGACTTGTATTGATACTCAGAGATGATCAACACTGCTTCAGGGATAGACTTAGGATCAAAGTAATTGTATAGACCATCATAGATCTTACGCATGATAACTTGTGGTTCGTTGTCCATATTCTGAGCAACCCACTTCTTCATGTTAGTAAACTCCTTCTTACGAAGGTGGCCAACTACCTTATCTATACTAAATTCATTACCCGAAGTTAGTATACCAGAATCTATCTTACCTGTAGCAGAATATCTCTGCAATTCATTAAGAGTCCTACGAAAGTCAGGGAAGTATTTCATTACTACTTCTGCTACCACCTTCTCTTCATACTTGATCATCTCCATCTCAAGTATAACCTTGACCCTATGGAAGAATGCTTCAGCAATCTCCTTCTTATCTTGTCCTTTAACACTAAAGTCTACTACTGAGCACCTACTATGCAGTGGTGCTATGATCTTATTCTTATAGTTACACGTGAAGATGAACCTGCAGTTCTTTTGAAACTCCTCAATCGACGCACGTAGTAATAGTTGTACGTCTGGTGTTGTATTATCTGCCTCATCCACAATGATAACTTTGTGACGAGATTCAGATGTAAGAGAAACAGTACTAGCAAAGGTCTTTGCCTGATTGCGTACAGTGTCCAAGAATCGACCCTCATCAGACCCATTAATGACATAACTATCTGCTCCTAACTCTTCACATAATGCCTTCGCTATGGTAGTTTTACCAACACCCGCAGACCCAGAGAGCAAGAGGTTTGGAATCTCCTCTTGCTCTAGAAATCCTTTGAATACTTTCTTAGTATCTTCGGGTAGTATGCATTCATCAATAGATTTAGGTCGATACTTCTCTACCCATAGAAACATTTAGTTTGGCTCCAATGCTATAAAGTAATTCATATTGTTATGTGACAATGAATTGAAGTTAGCAATGTTTTTATTACTAATTGTCACATGATAAGTTGCGTCTATCAACTTAAGATTCTCCACCTTAAAGCAGAAACAGAATGTCTTACGCTCTAGTGTCAACTTGTATGGTGCATCATCAAGTTCACCCTTACCTTGGTTAAAGATAACCTTTTTAAGAGGTAATGAGAATACATTAGAAGTAGTATTCTTCTTGTCCCTTACACAGACACTATACTCACCTTCAAATCCATTGATACATAGATCCTCCACACCATATACCTTAGCAGCTTGCATCAACTGAGTGATATCATTCTGAGGTAGATCAAACATTAACTCTACGTCTGGAAGTTGAGGGTTAAACTCTGGTGCAGTTACAATGATCTCAGGATCACTGTAATAGAATGTTGTCTTACCTTTAGTTTCCTCATCATATATGATGACCTTCTTCTTATCTGGGAAGAATAACCATGGCTTCTTGAATAGTGACAGTGCACCTAAGAATAATGGTAGATCATAGATCGCCATCTGCTCAGGAATATGCTCAGTAATCTGTGACTGTCCAATAATATTCTTATTGACTGACATAGTTTGAATAAACTTACCAGGTTCAATAAGTACCGACTTATTAATGGTACTGAAGTTACGAAGAATATCAATAGTCTTCTTACTCAGTTGAATATTGGTCTTGAAATCTACTTGACCACCTTGTTGAATACCTGTTGGTGTTGCACTAATCATAATCTAAAAACTGCTCTGGAGTTGGGACATTTTCTGGTTTATCGTCAGGATAAGAGGTGCCTGAGAAATAATATAATAGTATAGCATAGTGAATGATTTTTAGCACGTCATCCTTATGCTTACCTTTCTTTCTATAACGTGAAGCATACTTAATAATATTAGACTGACAGAAGTGCTCTGCTGTCCCTATTGCTTCAAGGAGATCCAGTGTTTGGACCCCCTTCTCTTCGTTACTGTAGTGAGACCGATAGGTCTGGGAGATATAATCTTCCACGACCTTGATCGTCTCGTTTTCCTTATACTTCATCATATCAGGATCCTAGTACTGTGTCAAGTGATTCAATGTCAACCTCGTTATCTATCTTATCATATAATTCTAAGAAAGACTGCTTTGTTTCATCATCGAAACGATTCAAGCATACCTTGATTGCTTTAACCCTATCAGAGAATATAGCATATGCTCTGATGATGTGCACAAGTCTACGTGTTGAGATAACCTCATCTGTGCCACCGTCATTGAATGTTTTACGGATAATCTCTGCCCATGTGGTGAGATTAGCAATGTATTTATCATCACAGCAATCCAATTCCTTACAGTAGTTGTTAAGCATTCTGATCTCTGTTTTAGCAGCAGGATAATCTTGCTCAAATGTAATTGGGAATCTCTCTAGGAATGCTTCATTCAATACATTAGTACCAATGAATCTACCATCCTCTGATCCTTTACCCTTAGTGTTAGCAGTAGCGATGACTGTGAATCCTTCAGCAGGTGTTACATACTTGCCAAGTTTCTTGAGGAATACACCCTTGCCTTCCAAGATTGATTGAAGGCATAAGATCTTGTTACTGGCGAGGTCAAGCTCGTCGAGTAGTAGAACTGCTCCACGTTGGAGTGCTTCGATAACTGGACCGTTGTGCCACACAGTGCTACCATCCACGAGACGAAAACCGCCAATAAGATCATCTTCATCAGTTTCAATTGTAATGTTTACTCGGATAAGATCCCTCTTTGCTTGAGCACATGCTTGCTCTACACCAAATGTTTTTCCGTTACCTGATAGACCAGTAATGAATGTTGGATAGAAGATCTTAGATGCTATAACTTTCTTAAGATCATTAAAGGCACCGAATGGTACGAAGTGATCATCTCTATCTGGTACCAGATCCTTACCTGCTAGGTAGGCAGGGTCAAATGAATCTACAATCTGTGTCTTTGCTTGTGAATACACTTGCTCTAGTTTCTCTTTGGTCTCTGCTACTGTTAAGTTCCAGACTCCACGTTTAACTTTGTATTGACTGATGTATTTTGATACGGTTTGATATGCAAGACCGAAATGGTCACATGCATTTTGTAACTCAGGAGTTGTAACGTTGACTCCGAATTCTCCGATAAGATAATCTCTTATTTGCTCTGGAGTAACTTGTAATTTAACAGGCATTTGATTTTGTTTTGTTTATACTATTATTATAACCCTATATCGAGAGGTTGTGTAGGTAACCATGACGGTTTCTTATCTGGCACACGGTAGTTATCTAATGCCCACTTTTTAGTGCTGAGGTACATCCTATATGCAGTGATAGTATCAATGGTAGTATCATACTTTAATGTATCAGGCATTGCTCTAACAAATGGAGTGTGTTTCTCTGGACATCCATTATCCATTTGTGTTAATGCAGCTAGTCTAATACTATTCTCACATGCATGTTTCTTACCATACCTATCAGTATACTCTTGACATAATGATATCCCATGCTGAAATAACCATTGTAGATTGTCAGCATTCTCTGCTGCCCACTTAGTGCATGGATGATTCCTAAAGGCACCCCTCTCTGTCTTGTATGCAGTGCCATCTAATTTTAATACTGGTCCTACATTCCAATACCACTTACTAAAGACTAATGCAATCATTTGAGTAGTCTCTAGTGGCATCTTAACAATATGCTTATCAGGTAAAGCGAATGCTGCTAGTGCAGGATCTTCATCTACTGCAAATATATTCATAGTATTGTTATCGTTTGAGACCCATCTTTATTATCAGTTACAGTTATCTTTTTACCTGGAAATGATTTTGATAGTAAACGTTTTAATCTTTGGTGTTTAAATAAATTCATAATAAACCGAAACTTACTGTTGCTCTAGGACTGTGGACAGTAGGGTTATGATAGACTCCCTTTGGTATAAAAATACTATCACCAGGATCCAACACATATAATTTCCCATCGTCAAATCCATACTCCATTCGACCTATTGCTTGTACAATTAAAACATCCTTATCATCACAGTGTCTACCATGATTGCATGCATCTTTACAAAATGAAACGTACACATCAACATCACAGTAATCATATTTAGATTCCAGATCAGGTTGTACTAACCTTACTAGATCATTAAGAGTACCAGGAAAATAATTGTTGTGACATACAACCCCAACTCTCGGATGAAAGTCTGATGGTCCTCCAGAAACTTGAAGATAGTGAGACCCCTCAGTGAACTCACTATCTAGCTTCTTTATTACATCATCCCAAGAAACCCATGAGGGGTAATGGTTTTTCTTGTATAGTATCATGCTATCTGTTGGATGAATGATGATAAGATCTTCTTATTGTTTGACTTACCCTTAAGAGATTTACTGAATGCTCTCTTAATGTCTGCCTTAGAGTCAGACTTAGGTTCGAAGTCAGTAGAATCATTTAGATTCTTAGAATTCATGAAGTATATCTCTTGATAACCCATGATCTTAGCAGCACATGACTTGTTTTTAGTCCACTGATTCTTGTAAGGTGCTTGCTTTTCATAGTCAATCTCGTTAGCAAGATACCTATTGAAATCTCTAGCAACACATAGTCTGAAACCTAAGAAGTTACACTGTGGGAATTTACCTTTAAGGTATTGTAATATTTGCTTAGTAAGTCCCTGTGACTGACTGTATCTTTGAGGTGCAAAAGTCCTACCACTTTTTCTATCTCTGATATGAGTATTAGATCTGATAGAAGATCTGTGTAACCTTCTCTTACCATTCCACTCAGTCTCTACGTACTGTGCAGAGTATGCAGCTTCACCATCAGTTAAGATAGCAACGTGTACTTTCTCTGCCTTAGTCTTCGCTTGGAATTGTGGGATAAGAGATTGAAGACAAACAATTGCTTCATTCAAAGGAGTACCACCCAACTGTAGATGTGGTGGAATAGCATCAGGGACAGTGCAAGGATTCTGCCAATTCCATTGCTTTCTCAACTCACCATATCTTGCGTTATACATGTATGTGATTCTCCACATATCTCTTGCATACTTATCGAAGGTTGAATTGTTTAACTTGTTATTCAATAAGTTAAGTAGGAAGAAATGATCTGGGATGTGGAATGTATCCTTACGTCCATTCTCTTCCCACTTCTCTCTATCATGTCCTTCGGGGAAGAAGTATCCATCTTGCACGAATGCATACACATCGAAAGGAATGTTTGACTTACGACAGAAGAGACACAATGATAAGAGTTGCTTGTATGTGTCATGGATAATGTCTGCCATTGATCCAGACCAGTCTAGTAGAAATATCATTCCATGATTCTTACCATCAGGGACAGAGGTAATCTTCTTAAAGATATCATCATTAAACTTATACTGGTGAAGTTTGTTAGTGTCAATAACACCAGTCTTTGATACTGTTGCTCTTACATATGCAGTTGCTGCCTTCTTCATCTCAAACTCTTTGCAGAGATAGTTTACTTCACGAGAGCACTCTCTCTTAAACTTACGATACTCAGCATCAACATCAGTGAAATCTAATTCTCTGAAGTAATCAGAGTCTTTAACAGTAAATCTCTCACTATTCCAGAATTCTTGTGACTCTCTGTTGATTCTATGAGCATCTACAACATGATGACCTAGGTCAGCATTTGTAATCTCCATATACTGAGGACGCTCATGCTCATTCTTACTCGCTTGCTCTGCTAGATTCTCTGCTAATGCTCTGTCAGTAAGAGAATCTAAGTCACCTGCTTCCTGACCACCTGACTTCTCGTAGTCTCCATATTCGTCATCATCTTCATCTTCATCTTCACCATCACCCTCTTCAGATCCTTGAGGTGTCTTATTTTTCTCACCATCACCATCCTCTTGACCACCAGCATTACCTTCATTCTCTCCATCTGGTGACCAGTCTATATTAATGTCTGCTGTGTCCTTATCTCCTTTGATAGCAGAGACTTTCTCCTCTTCTTTTTTATTCTTTTCGTATGCATAAATTGCTTCTGCAACCTCTAATGCCTCTTCAAAGGTTTCTGTCTCTCCTGTAGCGTCTCTGAGGGGTATCTCAGCGTCAGTAAATGGGATGATTGCATATGATCCTACCTTATAGTGTAGATTAATTCTATCGATGAGGTTTAGTTTCTCAATCTCCATGTCACCTAGACCAAAGAAGTCCTGATCATTGAGTTGAGAGTATCCTTTGAAAAAATCCTTAGCAAGACCAGGAAACTTTCTCTTCATTAGTTTCTCAATCCTTGCATCCTCTGTAATATTGATGTAAGACTTAGGTACTGGTATGTCTGCCCAGTCTGTGTTGGGTGTGAATAGTGCATGACCTACCTCATGACCCACTAGCATATTATATACGGTGTTAGACACATCCCAGATAGGAAGTAGCAAGACTCTACGATCCACATCGAATGATGCTGTCTCTACTACCCTATGCTCAACGATTAGGTTCTCTGTTGCGAGTAGTTTTGCTAGGTTTCCTTTAACTTCTTGATTCTGCATGTGATTTCGTTTGTATATACACATTATAATAGGAAACCCTCCGCTTGGGAGGGTTTAGTAGACACTTTTTCAACTGTCTAGTCCTTTTTCGTGCTTGTCGGAGTGCTTGCGGTTTAAGATGACGCTTTGCCTCCTTCTTGCTATGATGCTGCCAGTTTGGAAAAATCATTGGTCTTGCTGAATCGGAGGGTTTTCTCAAATTTATCAAGAAGTAGCTCCCCTTTGTGAGAAATGACAAATAAATTAACATTGTCACCCAATCCCCTTAGAATCTTGAGTAATTCGTCAGTTGCTTGGTCATCCAGAGAGGAATCAAACACCTCATCTAGTATGAGGAGGTTGGTAGCAGCAGAGTTCTTGAGTGTAGCGATGTCTCTCCATGTAAAGAGCAACGATAGGTCAATTTTCTGCTTCTCACCCTCTGAGAAGGATGCATAAGAGAAGTCGTCTCGATATCTGGACTTGATTACTTCATTGAACTCATCATCAAGTGTGAAGTTGAAGTAAGTGTCCATACGTTGTAAGTATTTATTTATAGATTTGTTAATAATTGGTACAAACTTGCTAATGATCTTACTTTTTATACCAGAATCCCTCAGTAAGGTACCAACCACCTTTAAATTGTCATGGTCCTTGTTAACTTCTGAACACTCGATAGAAATGGCCAGGTTCTTGTCCCTATACTGCTTTAATATTTCCTTCTCAGCATCTATGTTAGGTGTCTCTCTATTAACATCCTTAAACAATCTATTTCTCTCTGCGGTTAGTGCCTTTGATTGATGGGTACTAGCATTAATCTTGTCTGCATACTCCTTTAACTCCTTAATCTGCTTGTTTCCTCTGTTAAGTGAGTCAGTAATGACATTCAATCCATTTAAAAATCTTGCCTTCCTTGTCTGTGCACCATCAATCAGTGCTGTTTTGTCTGATACTACCTGATTACAGGTAGGACACTCATCATTTTCCCAATAAAACTTTAAATCCCTCTCTGCCTTGTCAAGATTGCTCTGAATCTTAACTCTCATGTCTTTCATCTCATCATACTTCTCTTGTATGTCTTGCATTCGATCAATCTTCTTGGTGAATAATTCTACCTCAGCATAATTTTCTTGAATCTTACCATCAATCTCTTTAATCCTTGCTTGCATCTTACCTGTATGCTTTGCAGACATCTTTTCCATCTGTTCAATGGTTTTCTTCTGTGTTGATACGTCCTTCTCGGACATCGCTAACTTATGCTCACAGTCTTTAAGGATCTCTCTTGCATCTTTCATCCGATCCTTAAGGATATTATTCATTCTTGAGAAGATCTGGATGTCCAATAGATCTTCGATAACTTCTCTCCTGACAGGAGCGTTGAGTTGCATGAAGGGGACAAATGTGGATGAACCAAGGATGACAACCTGTGTGAAACTCTTGAAGTTGAACTTAAGGACGGACTGCTCAAGATACTTCTGTTGATCTTTGGAAGCAGCGTCTTGGTCAAGTATGTTACCGTTTCTATGAATCTCAAATACATTTGGTTTAATACCCCTAATAACTTTGTAATCTGTGCCACCGATACGAAATTCTATTTCTACTACCGTCTCTCTTTCATTTATACTATTAACTAACTGACTCTTACTAATCTTTCTGAATGGTCTGTTGAACAACACAAAGCACAGAGCATCTAACATTGTAGATTTCCCTGCACCGTTAGGTCCTACGACCAAATGTGATTGAGCATCAGTAATATTCACATATGTGAAAGAGTTCCCTGTAGATAAGAAATTCTTCCAACGAATCTTTTCAAAAACGATCATTCAATCTTGGGGTGGTGGTATAACGAAGTCGTCAGGTCTGATAAAACTGAATGCATATCCATGCATTGTGCAGTTTTCTTTCACTTGATCCTCTTCTATCTCTTGGACAGATAATTTACGAGGATAGTTATCAGCTCTCAACAGTTGATAATAACGTACAGCATCATCCTTGTCAAGAAATATCTGCACCACACGCTCGGTATGGTTGTCATCTCTTACAGCATATACACCACCTGTCTTTTTGTCAAGTAGCACAAACATCTGATGCCTCCATGTATAAGGACTTAAGTATCTTAAATATTCCTTCCTTATTTTCAAAGTCAGAAACACACTGCTCTAGTATAGTTAAAGTATCTGCTATCTCCACGTCGTCATCTACATCATCCAGATCATATGCCATGTCCTCAATTATCTTGAGGTCTGCTAAGTCAGCAGCCTGTAATCTACGGACTAGACTATCAAATTTAAGTTGATCATTCTTTTCTTCTACTATAACCTTTACATACATTCCGTCAAGGTTTTTAATATCTACTGGAGACAAAGATGTCTCATCAGTATAGTATATTTTATGGAATGTCTCAAAAGGATTCTCATAAAATTTAAGACTTCCTTTACCCCTAGTATTTAGAATATGAAACCCTCTTTTCTGACCGTAGTCATTCCAGTAGAGTTGGCATGGGTTACCTAGGTAAGTAATGTTTGATTTAGTACTCTTGACATGATAGTGACCAGTGCATACCATTTTAAATTTTTGTAATGGAGTAGGGTCATCACCATGTGTCATAGTATATCCAGGTATGGGATCAAATCCATTCAATTCAAGATGACCCATACAATAATCAGCATCTGTATCTTGTATTGCTTCCCATGTGGTTTCCCTATTCTCATCACAGATCCAAGGGACAAGCATCATCTTCTTACCACCTATAAGTCTTTCACCTGGACAATAAATGATCTCAATATTATCAAACTCCCCAAGGAGAAGCTCAGGAGAATTAACCCTGAGAGTATTCTTGAAATAGATGTCATGATTCCCTAACAGCATTGTCATTTTAACTCCTCTGTCTTGTAGAGGTCGGAACCACATCTCTTTGGCTGCCTCTAAGGAAGCGAAGTTAACTCCCTTTCTTCTATCAAACGTATCACCTAGACATAATACCTCTGTGATACCTTCTTCATCAATTTTAGGTAGGACTACCTCAGTATAAAACTTACGATACCTCTCAACATAATGCAGATTATCATTTCGGACACCGAAATGCTGATCAGTTATTAGGAGTACTTTCATACAAGATTACCGTTAAAGTTTATACTTATTGCTTGCCTTTGTCCAGTTGCAAACTCTGTGCGATGACGTATCCATCCAGGAAATAACAGGAAGTCTCCTGTCCTAGTTGGCACCGTCTCAGTTATGATAGCATCACCGTGGTCATCCTGCAAGGGGGTCAACCTACGAATGTAATCTAATGGATCACAAAGTTGAATGTCACCACCCTCACCCTTCTCCAAATAGTATACAGATGCTATATGACATCCAAACTTACCATTACAATGGGAATGCTCACCAGTGTTATCACCTTCCTGATGTATGTTAGACCAACATGCAGTAGGTTCTATTTGAGCAGGTGCAAACTTAAGATGTTGATCCCAATACTCACACACAGATCCCATCATATTCTCTATAAGTCCAGCAACTAGAGGTTCAGTCATATGAAGTTCAAGATCAAATTCTCCCGTAGAATATCCCGTCTCAGATGCCCATTCACCTCTCTTACATTTCTTATATCTCTCCTCTAGTACTTCTATAAGACCTTCGGGAGGATCTATATGTCCCTGCCAAACAGGTATAGAAAATAGATTATGTAATTTTCGGTTCATCGAATAATACCTCATTCATATACATGTCTGCAAAGGATTCATCAAACCATTGCTTTAATATACCACGTGTCTTATCGTTTCTCTTCTGCTGTTTACAATACCAGATCTGATCATCCAATCTCTTCATAGTATTGACCCACTTGTCATCCTTTTTAGAGTCTAACACACCCTCTTTAAAGAAGGTAAGGTAGTGGAGTATAACACAATAGAAGTTTGCTATATCTATCTCCTCTTTCAACCGTGTAAACTTACAGTATGGTGAGAAGATCTCATCACCCCATAGTGGTAATGGTCTCTTATGTTGAAAGTGATACTCATTACTTACTTCTCTTATACCACTCCAGAAATTATCTGGGACTCCATGCACAGGAGATACATCAACGATAGCAGCAGTGACTTGTTCCTTACTAGCAACTACATCACACCCAAAAATAGGTAGAGGATAATGAGGATCGGGAAACAATACACAATGTAGTATTCTCATCTCATTAATCTCTGCCAACTCAAGGTGCATCTTCCTTAAGACAGGTGATTTATACATGGTATTCTTAATTATCAACCCTTCCTTCTTCACCTCATGTAGAGGACACTTTACCTTCTTCACGTCAGGTAGATCCTGCATAGCATAGGTTAATAAGACTGCTACATCTTCTACAAAATCACGCATAACTAAAAAAGAATTCCTTTATTATTTGTTCCGACTCTTCTTTACCGAAGGCACTACCCAGATACCCTGAGATAGGATCTAACTTGATCATATACTTATCAAAGTCATGGTAGTAACTACCATCTTCCCCAGTAGGTTTTCCTTCGTCTATTAAATGCTTATACCAAATTAGATATGTCTTAAACATTGGTAGAAAATCATCTACCTCTGATGCTTTACAGTATCTAACGTAAATATTCTTTGAAAAATGATTACCCTTCTCAAAGAATCTATAATCTTTCTCTGCAAATGGTAGACTGTCTACCTCATACAGATAGTTCTCTATTGGATGTTGGAAATCAAATACTATTATAACTTTCTTCTCACTAAATCCCATCAAGTCCATACCAAAGCAAGGGATTATCTCGTCTCCTACCTGTGGTGTCTTAGGATATATTATATTGTTGTGTATATTAAGATTTTTTCCGTCCCATATATCTACATGCCTAGACTTGAGGAAGTATTTACCACTGTATAAGTCAGCAGTTAACTTAACTCCTTTCTTATTCTCCCACGTTGCATGATTAGATTCAAATGTTAGGTCAGGAAACGCATCAAAGACTGCTGACCTATAACCAGCCCATAAATCAGTCATGTATTCCATATGGTGTTAGATCATATTTTGCCACCACTAAAGGTTCACCCTTACGTGGTGTTGGTTCACCTATCTTTGCTAGGATATCAGCTGGTATCTTCTTCATACTAATGTCATAGGGTATGGGTGCGTTAGATAGACATACTCTCACACATTCCCACTCCTCCTCTGTTAATTCATACATCACTGTCGCATATTAGTTTCGATACGACCTTTAATCTGATTCATATCAGCATGGTTATCTTTATCATCTGAATGGAATACTTGATCATATCCACTCTTTTCTATGAGTTTATCTCTGATATCCATTTGACGCTTCTCTTTTGCTATTCTTCTTAAGAAAGCGTAATATATTATCTGTGTGAAATAGGCAAAGGGATTCTTAGATTTAGTTGGGTCAAAGTTATCAATATATTGGACACAATTTTCAACACCATCGGATATCATATCCTCTTTAAACATATAGTTAATGAAGTTAGGTCTATATGATAAGTGTGTTGCTATTTTTAAAAAACATTCAGCAAGATATCTTGATATGACAGGTTTATCCCAGTCGGAAGCACGAGCATCATCAACAGCCTGACGATACTTTGTTATCTCTTCTAAAAACTTTTTGTTATCAACGTAATGTTGTTTCTGTTTACGTGCCACCTTTCTTGCCATATCTCTATCTCACCTGATTCATTATAAGGAACTAATGTTGTTATGTCAAGCGTTAGTACGTCTCCAGAAGTCTTCTAATTTAGATCTAAAGTCAGAGACTTTACCAACAAGTCCCATATTTTTATTCATCTCAATCTCAACGTCTGAATTTTTACCGCCCTTCTCTTTCCTTAACCACATTTTATACATTAATACTGCTTCCATTGCCATGGGAGCACACGTTATTACATCATCTTCGTTAACCATGTAGAAATCTTCATCGGAAAACATCATCCACTTGATAAGACCTACCGCCATACCTGGTTGACCTTCCTTCTCCACTGGATGATTCACTGGAGAGGCAGGTTCTTGTATATAAAATACGGTTTTACCTGGTTGAAAATCTTCTTCGGTAGCAATCATGGATCCCATAATGGTTTCACCTGATCGCAATTTAATTATACCGTAGAATTCTTGCTCATGTTTAATATAATTAATCATTTCCTAAAGTTGATTTTAGTTATGTCATAATCAAATTCCTCTTCATCGTATATCTTCATCCTTTCAACGAGATGACGAAGAGTGTAATTATATTGAGACCCTTTAGAGCAGTCATCAGCAATGTCATACAACACTGCCTGTGCTTTATTGTCTCCCTTCCTTAAAACACGTCCTATAGACTGTAGATTCCTCACCCTAGACTTGCTAGGAGATGCGAAGATAACATTGTGTAAGTTTCTGATATTAATACCAGTGGAGAAAGTTCCATATGATGCCATTATTATAGCATCCTTTTCGGATTCGCAAATTTTTCTTGCTTCTTCTCTCTCAACAGCATCTACACCACCGTGTATGTAAAAGATCTTACGATCCTTATTTACTTTACTATTTAGTAATTCCCAAAGTGGTTCTCCGTGTTTCTCTATGTAGTTAAAAAGCACCAATGTGTTACCTTCTAGGTCTAGTGCTAGGTTACAGATGAAATTACTACGCTTGGTGTGCATACATAGGTAATCCATCTCCTGTTGGTAATGGTCAAAGGGTACCCACCCATGCTTAAGGACTAGACAACGCACCTTTAATGGTGTAAGATGTCCTTTCTTCATCAATTCCATTGTATTGGTGACCCTATCTACCCTACCAAAGAGTCCTTCTAACACCAGTTGGTGCGACTCCAGACCGTCTAGGGTACCAGTTAGTCCTACTTTATACTTCGCATCATAACACTTCGTGAGGATGCCAGTGAGCGACTTAGCTTTATATAAGTGTGCTTCATCCCCGATAATGACATCAAAACGTTCAAAGAACTTCTTGGATTCTTTATAAATGCTCTGCCAAGTACTAATAACGACTGGATTATCAACATACTTCTCTTCACCCGCACTAATCTTGTGGACATAATGCCTGACATTCCAACCATACTCTATAAAATCCTTATACAATTGTTCTACAAGCGAGACCGTAGGAACAATAATTAATATCTGCCTCTTCTTTAATAAGTGCCAACGTACCAAGGCATATATTATCAGAGATTTACCTGACCCTGTAGGGGATAGTAAAAGCTTGCGACGAAATTTAATCGCTGTGTAAATTCCTCGCAGCTGGTAATCTCGGACTTTGAAGGGGATCCTAAGAGCACGAATAAAAGCCGCTGTGCCTTCAGGTGTGACATATTCTTCTACTTCGTTAGGTCTACCATAATATTTATCTTCTACTACCTTATAATCATACCCCTTTTCTTCTAGGTAATCAGTTAGGTAATCAAATAGACCACAATATATTTCTCCTGTACCAGGTGAGTAAAGTCTTATCTTTCCATCCCAATATCTACGTTTGACGGCTGGCATATACTTTGCACCAGGCACTTCAAACTGGAAATGATCAGATAATTCCTTATGTAGATGGGGTTCTGCCTCTACTTTCAGAAAGACTTCATTCTTTTTGTAGATGAGTGTCACCTAATTCCATAATACTTAACAATTTCAATAGTATTCTTGATGGCAAACCCACGTGAATCGATCTGCTTAAGAATCCTATCAACACAATTTATACAAGTTTCTAGGTAATCTATTTTTTGTTTGGCCTTGCACATCTGAGTATCACTATGGATGTACATGTCAAGGTCACCCTTTAATATCTTTAAATCAAAAGGATTTTCTTTGTATACATGAGATGGTGCTTTACCTGAGTAATATTCCCACTTCTCTCTTAGCAATTTTTTATACTTAACCTCAGCATCTGAGAGCATGAGTTTAAATTCATTATGTAATTGCACATATTTTGCATGGAGTCTAGGTGTTTCCATACTATCGTTGGCAAGCAACTCTGGTAACTCCCTATGGTCGAAGAATGCTTGTGAATCCTTCTTCCATAACTCTTCAATTTTATCAAGATTCATTAATCTAGTTGTTTATTCCGCTTCGTATCTTCCTTAGTTCTGATTTCGTATGCCAAGTAACGGAATGATACCTGTGCCATAGCATATTCAGTACCATCTACTGTAGCATTAAATTCCAATGCATTCAACCCTGTTGGTATTAAGTCTTCAAATACTACATCAAAGTTATGTTGGAAATTACTATTCAATACAAACAATGTAGCATCTGCATAGAGTAAATTACCACCAAAATTCTGTCTGAATTTATTTAAATACTCTCCTCTTTCAGTACCAAACTCTGGTGTACCTAGTGCACGTATCCAGTTATGGAGAATCAAATAGTTTTCCATATTCTCATCCACTAAGAATGAGATAGTAAGTGGGTCATAGGTACAGAAACCTTCTAAAGGTAACTGTCTAGTAGGTGTTGGTTGCTCTTGAATATTTAAATTCAAGGTAGGTATGTTAGCACTCTGACAGAAGTAAGATACTTTTGGAAATTTTGCAATAGAAAACTTAAATCCTATGGGTGATAGGAAGTTTCTATTCTCTATTTGCTTGTTCCAGGTTGTCATATCTATACGTTAGTCGTTCCCAGATTCCTCTGGCATGGTTGTTATGCTCAACTAATTTCTGAGCCCAAATCCTATCTTCCAGACTAACTTCCCTGTTAAGTTTAGTTTTACAGGCAATGATTGTTAGTCTAAGTCTATAGTCCTTGCTTAACATATTTATATCCTTGGTATATATCCTTTATACTTCTGCACTTGTGGTAAAATATCTTCCTCTACTCTCTCTACAATCTTATCTATTATATCAATATCAATGTGCATAAATGGTGGGATGATTCCTAACATTCTGAGTGTACCATCTAAGAATAAAGCAAGAGTAGTAAAACCTAAGATCATACTAATGATAGTTGCTTCCCTATTATGCTTACGCATCGACTCTTCATCAATTGCCCTTGCTTCTGCAACTGCAATCTCGACTGCCTGAGCAATCATCCTATCGACCTCCTCCTTTGTATAGGAGATCTTTTTGATCATTTCTTCGGTCATAAACCCATTGTAGCATTACATCCAATATTCGTCTAGTACGTCAAATGTTCTGTTTAGATAATCATTCGCACCTTTACACTCCCACTCACCCTTCTCTCCGATCTCACACTTGTAGTGCAATTCTCTTTTGAGTTGCATAAGTCTAGTGGTCATAGCAACTTTGTCCAATCTGCCGTTCATGGCTATACCTATTCTACTTAAGTATTTAGGTAAATCCATAAAAAAAGAGACCCCGAAGGGTCTCTCTGTCTGTATATCGTAACGATATTTACATTAGGTTTGTTACCTTAACACGTCTGTAATAACGGTTAGCGTTAGCAGTAAGAGCACCTTGACCTTGTGTAAGACCCTCAGCGAATGGGTTTGCAACCATTCCGTAACGAGTCTTAAAGCCAATTTTTGGTTGGAATGTATCCTGACCAACGGCTCTGACCATCTGTAGAGGCACGTAAGGACAATAGAATAGTCCTGCGTCATATGCAGATGATCCCTTGTATCCAGAAACATAGAAGTGATTGTCACTTACGTTTGCTGAGTAAGGATCAACGTATACCTTGATACGTCCGTTAAGTGTACCAACTAGAGTAGAAGAGTTGTCATCTACGTTACCTAGTGGGTTTACAGCACTAGCAAGTCCAGAAGAGTAGTCAAGGACACCAGCCATTGATAGAGCAGAAGCCACATCAGCAGAGCAGATGAGGATGTTGCCCTTCCCACGACGAGTCTCATGCCCGATGGCATTCATGTCTCTTTCGATCTGGAAAAGAAGTCCCTTAAATTTTTCAACTGACCATCTACCGTTTGAGTCAACATCTAAGTCGAATACTCCAGCAGTAGCTGTGTTGTTTTGTGCACCTGGGCGAGCGATCTTGTAGACTGTTCTTACAACTTCACGGTTGATCTCAGCAAGAACCTCTGTTGAGAGGATGTTTGCCAATTCAGACTCAGCGTCTAGTCCGTGAACTGCCTTCAAGTCTTGAGCAAGCTCTAAACTGTACTCAGCTTTCAAAGCACGTGACTTAGCAGTAACAGTAACCTTCTCAATCGAGAATCCCATCTCGTTGAAGTGGTTGTTAGCTGCATCACCTAATGCTTCAGACTGAGCAGTAGTCATACCTTGACCACCGATGGTATACTGTCCAGCACCATCAGCAAGTAGACCTGGGTTAGATCCAGTCTGAGTATTAGATGCAAGACCGTTGCTATCGTTCTCAGATGAATGCTCGGTATCAACTTCGTTGAAGAATGTTTCAACTGCACTGTTGTTGATATCTCTGTTTGTACCCTTCGTGGATCTCATTGCGAAGATAAGTCCAGTAGGACCTGTCATCGGTTGAACTCCGCATATGTCATAAGCAATTAGCTTAGGCATACTACGACGGATTAATGAAATAAGAACTGGGTCGAAACCTGCAACAGGACCTGTAGCGGTGCTACCTCCTGAATAACCAGTACCACCCAAACTGTTGGTTGGTGCTGCTTCAGTTACGAGACCACGCTCTTCTTTCAAAAACTTTTCTTGGTTTTCCAAGAGGACTGAGGTAACCGCTTTTCTATAGGTATCCTTAATAGGATCGAGCTCAGAGTGCTCTAGAATAGGGTTCCACTTCTCTTGGAGTGATTCTGCGTTAAACATTTTAGTTAACTAACTCCGTATAAGAATTGAATTGTGGATTTATTTTGCCCAGCGAGCAATTGCTTGTGAATATGCATCCATAGCACTGCCAGCCTCAGGGGCGTTCTCTACTTGGACATCCTCAGAGACTTCTGTCTTCTCAGGCTTCGTAGAGAAATAGGACTCACGTAGTGTAGACACTTTTGCTTTAAAAGCATCTTCATTTTCAAACTCAACAGCTTCTGCGAGGGAGACTAGTTTCTCCTTCTGAGAGAGACTTAAGCCCTCTGCAATCTCTGTCACAATCCCATTCTTAATATAGCCGCCAACTTTCTTAGAAAGTCCAACGTTTTCTTCAATTGATTCGTTGAGTTTAGACTCCATGTTATTGAGTTGCTCTTGTAGACCATCTACAAGGTCAACTTTCTCGTCGGGAAGGTCAATGTAATTCTCGACGAAAACTTTTTTAAGACCTGTTAATACAGACTCACCCATCTCAGCTTTAATACCACTCTCGATCTGTAGAGAATTCTTCTCCATCCACTGACCGACAGCATAAGATAGATAGTCGTCAACTTTCTCAGAAAGTTCTGTTTTAACTGTCTCAATTTCTTTGTCTAGTGCCTTTGCATAGTCTTCATGCATTCGCTCTAGCTCTTCGTTTAGCTTAGAAACTACCGCAGCTTCAAAGATAGTCTTTGCTTTCTCTTTGAATTCTTCTGATAGGTCTTCACCTTCAGTAAGTGCAGCAACGTCAGCAGATAAATCTACTTCGATGACGCTTTCTTCAGCAGGGGTTTCAGCAATCACGTCGCCTTCGGGCTCGTGTCCTGCTTTCACATCACCTTTATCAGCGAAAGTCTGAGTAGATGCGGAAGCATCACTTGGTTTCGTTGTAGGTGCTTGTGCGTTTCCACCAGCGATAGTTTTATACTTGTTACTATCATCTGTTGGTTTGGAATTAAAAGGTGTAGGTCCACCTAAATCTTGTACACCACCGAGACTACTACCATCTGCTCCAAGTTTACCTTGGGGTTCTGCTGGCTTTGCTCCTGCGGTTACACTTGATTCATCCAGAGTTTTAGTATTCTCTTCTGACATTGTAGTCTCCGTTACGACAAATTGCGATTGCTATAGATTATTTAGACAAGTTTGATATTACAAACCTTGTAAATACTGTGAAAATGCGGAAAGTTTTACCTCTTCCATCTGATTTAGTGCAGCATTATCGATTCTTTTCTTAATCTGCTCCACTGTTTGCTCTTGAACTGACCCATTATTATAGATCCATTCCTTTCCTTCCATGATTCCATTGACGAAAGCATCGGGTGCGGAAGGGTCTGCCACTATATCAGCAGCAGTTGCGAGCATAAAGTCATCCATGACAACTTTAACACCGTCTCTTTCTCTTATAGTACCAAGTCCACGTGATGAAACACCTAACTTGACACCCTCATCAATGAGGTTTTTAGCAATGTTACCCATTGGTGTATCCAATAGTCTTGCTTTACCCACATAGTTATTACCCTCTTGCTTAAGAGAAGTAATTAGATGTGACACTCTATCTAGGTTGATAGTAGGACCATCTGGGTGACCTAACTCACCAAGTGCACGTCCTTTTTCGATGTACTTTTGGTTATAAGATCTTGCTTCACGCTGCAATGTCGAAATAGGATACATCCGACCATTGCGGTTTTTGATTTCACCCTGCAAAAAGACACCCTCGATAAAATGGTTTTTCTTACCATTCTTACCTTCGGTGATTGTTACTTTAGCGGTTTCAATCTCCTCCCTGATCAGTTTCATTTTTTGGTTCCTCGGTTTCGTTTTCAGTTTCAGCTGAAGCTTCAGGGGTTTCAGGTGCAGCATCTTCAGGTTGCTCGGTGTTTTCAGGACCGTCTTCCTGTGGTTTAAAGATCTGCTTTCCAACCTCCTTCTTGTGTGCATCAATGGCATCGACTGCTTTCGCATTCATACCCTGTACAACGTAATCGGACAGGTCTTTCTGTCCAGCAAACAGTGCGTTTACTATATCTCTTGCAACTTCAGTAGGCATAATTATACATTAGTTATAATATTATTTAGATGTTTCCTTTTTTGTAGTCCGCATCACTGATACCAGCTTCCGCAGGATCAGGTTCTGGAGGCATCAAAGACATCTCCATTTGTGCAAGTTCTAGCTTCTGCATCTCTACAGGATCTACTAACTTACCCTCTGAGATCTCAGTCTCCATCTGACCTTGTATCTCATTGAACTCTTCATCAGTCTGACGTAATATCTGACGACGCATGTATTCAAGTGAGAAGTATTTACCAGCAAAAGGATCCATTTGAGCAACGAGAGCCATTCTCTCATTCATCATCTCTTGCTCTTTCAACTCACTGAAGTAGTTGTCAGCAACAAAGTCATACTGAATGTGCTCTTTTACTTCATCCCATTCTTCTATAGTTAATACTCCTTTGAGTACCAACTGAGTCTTAAGAAGATCGTTGAATAGATCAGAGAATCTTTTGCGGAGTCTTGCGATGAACTTTTGGAATTTTACTTCATCACGTGTGATCTCAGCAGATCTACCAACATTAAATGAACTATCTGATTCCAATCTTGACTCAGGTACATTTAATGCACGATAAAGTTTCTTCTGGAAGTACTTAATGTCTTCCAATTCACCAAGATTTTGTCCGCCAGGTAGAGTAGAAATCTCTGTGCCTCTACCACCCTCACGTCTAGGAAGCCAGAAGTCTTCTAGCATAGACATGAATTTCTTATCGTCTCTTATCTCTCCAGTGTCAGCGTTGTATACTAACTTATTCCTATAGCGAGACATAACCTCTTTAAGGTATTGCTCTGCCTTCTGCTTAGGTAAATTACCTACATCTATATAGAAGATTCTACGCTCTGGTGCACGAGACATGCGGTAAATAACCAGTGAATCTTCAATCATTCTCAACTGGTTAGTTGCCTTAATTGCTTTATGTAGGTGAGATAGCACATAGTTACGCTGCATATCTAATTGTCCTGAGTGGACAAAACATATAGCGTCAGGTGCTATTTTAATTCCTCTATTCTCATACCCACGTAACCCCTTGGGTGAATAAATGAAATACTCTACACTCTTAGGTACCAGTGTATTAATTTCTGGGTCAGCAGGTGACACACGATCCTTTGGTTTATCATATTCGATAACCTTTTTAATCTTTCTAGGATCAATGTATCTCAACTCTGTCATTCCCTCTTGAGGATTGTCAGGGTTAATCATCTTATGATAAAAAAGTCTTCCGTCGATGTACCACCTACGGAAGATATCATATGCTTTACGCTCAAAGTCTAGTAATGATAATACATTATCAAACTCTTCTCTAATTCTTCTTTTTACAGGCTCAGAAACACCTAGGTTTGAGAGCTCTACTTCTACAGGTTTATCATCTAGATCACCTGCTATTGCTTCTGCTACTATATCACCTATTGCCTGATCCACTTCTGGATGCAAAGACATCTCACGATATCTACCGATGAGATCTACATCGCTTGCTTTGTTAGCTGCGTCACCAAGATCAACGTATTGACCAAAGTAACCACCTGCCACAATGGGTTGTGCTGCGTCATCCGAATCTTTCGTAACAAAAGAAGGGCCTAAACCTTTAGTACCCTTCTTCTTACGATCAATTGAATAACCAAATAGTTGTGACATTTAGTTGTCCTTCCTTTTCATTATAAAGTATTTAGTTAGGTTCCAGTTAGTGAAACTGCGTTACCTGCGTTAGCGTCATTTGCGTATGTCCAGTACTGAACTTGGAATTCAACTGTATACTCTTCTGGAGTATCGTTGCTATCCCATGCTAGATCAATAGCGGAGATAGTTGAGGGCCAGATACCTACAAACTTGTAAGATCTAACTACACTACCTTGTCTATCATACTGACGTACCATTGCATCAGATTGATACTCTGCAATAACACGAGGTTCTTGTAAGTTCTGATGTAATGCTTGAATCTTAGTAGACCACTCTTCAAACTTAGAGCGAAGTGCGAATCCTTTGTCGTTAAGAACTGTAATAGTCCATGGTTCAAAGGTTCTGTCTCCAGCAATCTTAAGTGTCCTACCTCTGTAGGGTACTTCGATTACTCCAACTGTAGAAGCTGGTATGTTTGCTGCTTTAACTAGGAAAGTAGCTAGTGATCCAGAGGATGCACCAGATCCAGCACGAGATGCTCCCGCACTTTCCTCTCCACGTTGCTCTTGTGATCCAGGGGTAGCACCTGACTGAGGTGTACCATTGTCTACTATCTGAGGGAATCCTACTTCAACCTGAAACAGGTTAGGGCGGGCTAAATCTCCAATCCTATTTCTAAAGTCTAGGATTGGAGCGTTTATTGTTTTTCCTTTAATTTTTTTTATTGGTAGTTTTTTTATAGAGCTAATATCTGTATAAGTTTTTCCAAGGTCAATTGTAAGATCTATATTGCTAGCCTCAATTGTTCCCGCAGGTACAGCAACATTATTTTTTCTAATAGCACTTTCTACTTCTTTGATATCAAGATCATTAGCACCTAGTTTAACAGGATTAAGATAAACTCTTACAGCTTTTTCATTTATTCC